ACGAGAACTTTTGGATTATATCCAAAGAAACTTGGAAACATAGGAACTCGACTCCTAAAGTCGTGCAACATATATGAGTGAAAAAGACAAAAAAGTACCTAAGCCAGAAAGTGTTAAAACACCTGAATTGAGCAAGGAAGCTAGAAGTCAACTACCTTTACCTAAAGGTTGGAAGATTCTAATAGCTATGCCTAAAGCTGATGAAAAATCTAAAGGTGGAATAATTAAAGCAACCTCTACTATACAAGACGAAGAAGTCAGCAATATTTGTGGCTATGTCTTAAAATTAGGACCAGAGTGCTATAACGACACTAAAAGGTTTCCAAGTGGACCTTGGTGTAAAGAAGGTGACTGGGTTGTTTTCAGAGCTTATTCAGGCACTCGCATGAAAATGTATGGGCAAGAGTTTCGTTTAATTAACGATGATACTGTGGAAGCAGTAGTAGATGACCCTACAGGAGTAGTTAGAGCATGAGTAATACAGAAATAATTAACGAAGAACCTAATATACAAGAAACTATACCTCAAACGCAGGAAGATAAGTTTTTTGGTAAAACTACAGAAATAAACAATCAAATACCTGAAGGCTTAGAAGTCGAAGTAATTGATGATGTTGAAGTAGTAAATGATACGCCAGTAGAAGACCGCAGAGCAAAGAAAGCGGAAGATACTTCTCCTGAAGTAGATGATGAGGTAGTTGATAAAGAGATTGCTGACTACAGTAAAAGAGCTGCAGACAGAATAGCAAAAATCAAATATGAGTATCATGAAGAACGCAGAGCTAAAGAAGCTGCTGCTAGAGAATCAAAAGAAGCAATAACACGCTTACAAAACTTAATGTCTGAAAATCAAAAGCTACAAGCTATGGTTGACCAAGGCGGAGAAGTTTTAAATAAACAAGCATATAACAATGCTTTATGGGCAAAACAAAATGCTCAAGAATCTTTTAAGAAAGCATACGAAGAAGGCAATGCTGATGACATGACAAAGGCACAAGAGTTACTGTCAAAAGCTACTCTTGCAGAACAACAAGCTTCTTCAATGGCTGCACAAGTTCAGAATCAAATTGCAAGCACAATGCCAGTACAAGCACCTGTTCAACAACAGCAACAACAGCTTGACCCTGAGATGCAACAATGGTCACAAAAAAATCCATGGTTTATGGGTAGTGAACCAGTACATAAAGAAATGACATCTTTTGCAATGTATGTAGACCAATCTTTGCAAGCTAAGGGAATAGACCCTGCTGCTAAGACTACACAATATTATAAAGAAGTTGATGTCGCTATGAGACAACAATTTCCAACTTTTTTCGGTGTAACTAATTCAAATGAAACAGAAATGCTTCAAGAGAATAATTCACCAAAACGACAGCCTTCAACAGTTGTCGCATCCGCAACGAGGGATAGCGGAAACAAAAAACCCACGCAAATCCGTCTGACTCAGACTCAAGTTAAGCTAGCTCGCCAACTTGGTATTAGTCCTGAGCAGTATGCAAATCAATTATTAAGGGAGGCTTAATATGTCAGAAGAAAAAAATACTACTAATAAAGTGGAGACAGTTTCTGCTGATACTCCTGAAAACCAAGAGCGTACTCCTAGAGAGACCGAAAGCCGAGAGGCTACTCAGCATCCACAGAGCTGGGAAAACTCTGCTAATTTACCGACACCAGACCCACAGACAGGCTGGGTATTTAGGTATATCAGAACATCCTTAGTTGGAAACTCTGATAACCCTAATGTATCTAGAAGGTTTCGTGAGGGGTGGCAACCTTGCAGATTGGAAGACCATCCAGAATTACAAATTCATATGATGGACCATGGCTCAGAATGGGCTACAAAAGGTAATGTCGAAATTGGTGGACAATTATTATGCAAAATGCCTGCAGATAGAGCCGCAGCGAGAGACAAGCACTTCAATGAACTTGCTCAATCACAAGTGGATTCTGTAGACAATGTGTATTTTAAAGACCAGGATAATCGAATGGCGACCAAACAAGTGTTTGAACGCAAGTCGAAGACCTCTTTTGGTAGAGATTCATAAAGAATTTCTAATAATTAATTTAAAATAAGGAGACAATTATGTCCACAAGTGCAACTCCATTCGGAGCAAAGCCTGTCGGTACTGTCGTTGGAAGCCCTTATCAAGGAAAAGTTACTCATTACAAAATTAAAAATGCGTATGGAACATCCATATTCTATGGCGATTTAGTAAAATGGGGTGATGACAATCCAAATACCACTATCCAAAAAGATACTGGTACTACAGCTTGTACACCTATTGGTGTTTTTCTTGGTTGTGCTTATACCGACCCTACTACAGGTCAATTCACACCAAATCAATATTACCCAGCTTCAGTAGCTGCGGATGATATTGTTGCGTATGTTGCTACAGACCCGTTCGTACTAATGCAAATGCAATCAGACGAAGCTTTAACCCAGGATGACCTAGGTAAAAATTTCGCTATTGTTCAAACTGCAGGAACTACAACAATAGGTACTAGTAAAAACGCAGTTGATGGGAGTACAGCAGCTACTACCGCCACACTACCACTAAAACTCGTTGACTTTGTTGACGGACCTGATAGTGCTATTGGCGATACTTATACTGATGTACTAGTTATGTTTAATGTCGGACATCAGTTGCTTAATACAACTGGTATAGGTTAAGGAGTAATATTATGGCAGCTATTTCAAGAGCTAATGAGTTAAAACAACTCCTACCAGGACTAAATGCGTTATTCGGTGAAGAATACGGGACATACGAAAATGAGCATGAAGAAATTTATGTAACTGAAAATTCCGAGAGAAGTTTCGAGGAAGAATTAAAGTTATCAGGTTTCGGAGCAGCTCCAGTAAAAGATGAAGGTTCAGCTATCACTTATGATAATGCACAAGAGTCTTTCGTAGCTCGTTACACACACGAAACTATTGCAATGGGATATTCAATTACAGAAGAAGCGATGGAGGATAACCTCTATGTATCTCTTTCTGGAAGATATACCAAAGCACTAGCTAGAGCGATGGCGTACACTAAGCAAGTTAAAGCGTGTAATCCGCTTAACAATGGGTTTAGTACAGCGTTTACATCAGGCGATGGGGTTGCTTTATTTAGCACCTCTCACCCACTTGTAAATGGTGGAACTAACAGCAACAGACCTTCAGTCGGTGCAGATTTAAATGAAACATCTCTAGAAGATGCAATCATTCAAATCGGCAAATATACTGACGAAAGAGGTTTGAAAATTGCTGCTAGACCTAAAAAGTTAATAGTACCTTCAGACTTACAGTTTGTTGCTACTAGACTTTTGCAAAGTGACTACAGAGTAGGTACGGCTGATAACGATATCAATGCAGTCAAAACAAATGGAGTGATTCCAGAAGGCTATTCAGTTAATCATTATTTAACTGATACTAATGCTTTCTTCATCACAACAGATGTTCCAGACGGCATGAAGCACTTCGTTAGAAGTCCAATGACTACATCTATGGATGGAGACTTTGATACTGGTAATGTTAGATACAAAGCTAGGGAAAGATATTCTTTTGGAGTATCAGACCCACTTGGTATTTACGGCTCACCAGGTAGTTCGTAAGAACTTTAAAGGGGGAGCTTTTGTTCCCCCTTTTTTTTATGGTATATTATAAATCTAGGTAATTTTATTAATCAGTCTATCAACTGCCCTAGCAGACTTTGCCAAGATGATAGATTATTTCTTTCAGGAGAAAAGCATGGCTAACACAACATTTAATGGACCAGTTAGGTCCGAAAACGGATTTGAGATTATCTCAGTAAATTCAACAACAGGTGCAGTAACTGATATTACTGATGTAGACTCAAGTGGTAATATAGTAACTAATGGTTCAATCCATACTAAAATAGGTGCTTGGTTACAGTACGAAGCAGCAACAGGTTATGGACCTACCGATGTAGTATTCGGTAAAAATGGTTCTAATGGAGTTGTAGCAAACCCTTATACAGAAAGTGCAACTGCATTATTTGAATTAGGAACTAAATTGTATTACGGCAATAATGTTTATCGTTATGTCGGAATTGGTGGAACTGCGGTAACAGCAGGTAAACTATTACAGCAACCAGCAGTAGTTTCTGACCATGCAAACATGGCAGCAACAGCAGCAGTAGCAGCAGGCGAAACAGCAATATCTGTAGAAACAGGTGGAACTGATATTACGCTTAATCAATACGCAGGTGGTTATCTTTGGGTAAACGATGTAAATGGTGAAGGACAAATGCTTAGAGTTAAATCTAATCCAGCACACGACCATTCAGCAGACCCTTCAATAGTAATAACTTGTTACGATGCACTAGCAACTGCTTTAACAACTAACTCACAGCTAACACTATTAGCAGACCCAAGCAATGACTTAATTGTTGCACCAGCAACAGAAACAGGTGCAATTATGGGAGCTACAGTAATTGATTTAACAGCAGACTATTATGGTTGGGCAGTAATGTCAGGACCAGCAGCTTTGCTTACTGTAGGAACTTTAGTTGTAGGTAATGCAGCAGTTCGTTCAGGCGGTACAGCAGGTGGCGTAGCTCCAGCAACAGATAATGTTCTTATGGAAATTGGTGATGTAATGGCTGTATCAGCGAATACAGAATACTCACTAATTAACATGAACTTAAGCTAGGAGTAAGCTATGTCAGGATATTCAGATGTAAAGGCAGTTACTATAACTGCCGATACAGTAGCCTTAGACGCAGATGGAATATCAGTAGCAGCATCCGTTGGAAATAATGCAGCCCTCGTAATAGGGGGAGCATTAGCTTCAGGTGGTGCAGTTGCACTTAGTCATGGAAGAATTGTAACGATTCTTTCTGCTGGGAATGATTCAACTAAATCTTTTACTGTAGTTGGCACAGATGTTAATGGTGATGCTCAAACAGAATCTATTACAGGTGCTAATGCAGATACAGCTACTGGAACAAAATACTTTTTAACTATAGCTTCTATAACAGCCGTTGGTAATCCAGCAGGTAATGTTTCAGCAGGAGTTAATGCTTCAGCAGCAGATGTTATATTTGCAGGAAGAAGCAGACTTAAAGGTATATTTTTAACAAGCACAGCAACAGCAGGAACTACAAATTTTCATAATAGCTCCCCTACAGGGACTAATATTATGGGATTAAGTTCCGTAGCATCTGCTACTGCAACAAGAGATGTAGTAATACCAGACGAAGGCATAGTGTTTTCTGAAGGTATCTATATTCAGTATACTGTATCTACATTTTTAACGATGACAGTATTCCACGCATAAGGAGTAATTATGAGTAAAGAATATGTAATTTCAGAAACTGGAGAGTTTCCAGCACAATATAAAGTTTTAAAATTAAATGAAGATGGTATCTACAGACCTGTATTTGGTCCAGACCCAGATTTAGAAGATGCAGAACGCAAGTGTGCTGAAATGAATAACGATAGAGCAAGAAACGATAAGGGACAACTTGTCGGTGATGACCTATCAACTCCAGATATTAATGAAGCTTATGTTAGTGGTAAAGCACCAGTTAAGAAAAAAGCTCCAGTAAAAAAGAAAACAGTAAAAAAAACTGTAGTTAAAAAAGCTACAAAAAAGTAAAGGTAAACTTATGAAAAAATCTAAATATATGAAAGGTGGCGGTAAGTCATCTAAATACATGGCTGCTGGCGGTATGAAAACAGAAGTCGGTAAAGAACAAAATATCATGCAATACAAAGACTATGTTAAAAAAGCATTTGGTGGTGGAATGACCTCTGAACCAGCTATGAAGAAGAAAAGGTCTAAAGGCATGGCAGGTGGTGGTAAATCATCGAAAGGCATGGCAAGAGGTGGCAAGAGCTAAATAGTGTTCTGATGACTAAAAGAAAACGAGAAAACCCTATAGCTAAAACAACTAAAGGCAAGGGTGCTAATTATCGTTCTACTAAGTCTGGAGCAGGAATGACTAAGAAAGGGGTTGCAGCTTATCGCAAAGCAAATCCAGGTTCTAAGTTAAAAACAGCAGTTACAGGTAAAGTAAAGAAAGGTAGTAAGGCGGCTAAACGCAGAAAGTCTTACTGTGCAAGGTCTGCAGGACAATTAAAAAACAGTTCAGCCGAAACTAGAAACGACCCTAATTCAAGAATTAGACAGGCTCGTAGAAGGTGGAAGTGCTAATACAGGATAAATTATGGCAACAAGTGGAACATATACATTTAACTTAGACATAAGCGATATTATGGAAGAAGCTTATGACCTTTGTGGTTTAGAGTTACGCTCAGGCTATAGCTTTAGAGGTGCTAAAAGAGCACTTAATTTAGTATTTCTAGAATGGCAAAATAAAGGTTTAAATCTTTGGACTATAGAACA